CCTTTACTCATACCTGTCCACCTATAACCATGGGATAGCCATGGGATACTTAACGGCCTCGTTTCAGTGCGTTCCTCTTAGCCCTTATTAGCTCTCGAGCGAACACTTTTCTCCATTGTTTCTGGAATCTGGTCTTAGCCATTTTCCTAGCATCAAAGAACTTGCTTTGAATTCTTGGATTGCTAAACTTCACGATCATTTTTAACTCTTGGCGAGCTATCCCGCCCTTCTTTCCTTTGCGACCCACTCGCTCCCATAGTCCTACCTTTTTGTCACCTGCTGTTACTTTGCCTTTTCTTCCGCTATTTGGGGCTGTACCTCGATACGGCTTACCAGCAAAGTATTTAGGGTTATCATAGCGATTAGCGACAGCTTTGTAAGCAAGATTGCCTTCTCTGCTAGTCCTTATATTGACAGGTTTTATTAAAACCGATTTCCCGGTATTAGGGCTTACCTTGCCGCCGTCTATGGTCTTCATTACATAAGGACGATCTTCACTGATATACAAAAATCCATAGCGTAGCTGCTTGGTAGCGCTAGCATAACGTATTGACTGCTTCGACCATCTAGTCGCGCCACCATCATAGACACGATCCATGTCTTTTTCAGTGCCTTTCTTTCCTAAGAACAGCATTCTATTGATAGTCTGAGCGGTAGCATGAGGAATCTGGTTCTTAGAGTGGTCATCCAAGAACTTATGCATCCTTCTTGTATCCAAGGTGACATGAAACATCTTGCTATCCTTATTCGGTATAGGCATAATTAATTATGCGCGGTGAGTTTTGCTTTCCTTTACTCTTTGTGGCCTACCCAGCCAACGCGCAGCTACAATAACTTATTCCTAAAGTCTAAAGTCGAACGCCCTTCCTTCTGCGTCATGTTAGTTAGCTGATAATCTATCTTCTGAATCTTACCGCCAGCTTTGAGAAACCGAGCAATGTCTGCATCGATGATTGCTTGCAACTCAGTCTTGCTCGCTTCGGTTATTTCGTTTTTGTAGGGAGTGCGGCTACGGATGACGGTGTTTTTATCTATATCTGCAAGACTCATAGGATTATGTCCATATTGAAAATTATAGGAAGGCCAATCTTCCTTCTTTGCTCTCGCCTGGCTAAAGACTCTTTGATAGTTTTGTAGTCACCGTAAGCAATCCTCTCGCCTCGCTTAATCGTCTCATCTGCCATAGCTATTATACACTCATCCCAATCAGCCTTTTTATTGAGCAGCCAGTGTTTGTCTTCCTCTCGTTCAAACGGCTTATCAAACAAGACCTCTGGCTTCAAACCAACCGCAGCAACTACGTCAACGCCGTTAGCGCCACAGGCGTGACAGTGACATAGGATAACGTCGTCTTTCTCTGTGATGCTCATCGAGGGATTTTTGTCACCATGAACAGGACAGCAAGCAGTCCATCCATTAGGGGTCTTGCGAACCTTATCTAATCGCTCTAGAACTATTGAGATATTTAGCATTGCCTTTAGCTCTCCTGATAGTCAGCATTTGTATCCAATTCTTAACATCCTTGGACTCTGTTTTTACTGGAATCTTATCTACATTGCGAGGCCAGACATCAAATTTAGACTTATAAGCGTGAGCCGCCCAGCCATCTGACCATCCGCGAGACCTGGCATGATAGAGCAGCTCTCCGTACCACCTGTTTTTGTCCTGGCTCAGGGTCAGCTTGTCTACCTTCTTCAACATACCCCCTGTGTCCTTAAATACAGGCTCTGTCATAGCCAGTTCATAGCCACAGGCGCACTTACGCCCAGTGAATGTCGCGGAGCAAACCGGACAGTCACGCATAATAGGCTCTTTCTCTTCCTTCTTCGTCTGATCTCGCTCATCGAACTTCTTGTCTCCGCTATGCAAAGAGTCAGGGATGACATCCTCTGGAAACATAGCGTGTCTGTGAAGGTTACCTGCGTGGTCTAAGTAGATAGCGCGCTGTTTTCCTGGCGCTATTCTCCAGATACGACCTGCTCTCTGAATCCAGCTTATCTTAGAGTTCTTAGATGTTGGGAAACAGTCTATTAATATCTCTACTGAGGGGTCATCGTAGCCAGTACCGAGCAAGCGACTGCATGACAGTACAAGCGCCTTACCTGCGCGATGGTCTGAGTAGATATACTTGCGCTCTTCTTCAGGCATATAGCCGTCTATGTGTAGAGCTGGGATTCCTGCTGCGTTGAACTTCTCTACTAATGCTTTGGAGTGCGCCACGGAAGGACTAAACGCTATCGCTCGCTTAGTAAGGTCGCCAGAGTGGACACGGTAGTTCTCTACAACGTCACCGTTGAAAGTCTCTGAGTCAATCATCGCAGCGCCAAGAGATGCTGCATCAAAGTCGCTACCGCCTGTAGGCAAGGCTTTCTTCTTGATCCCCTTGGTACTGATTGTCTCACCAACGTAGTAGTCAGTAGGACATAGGTAACCTAGGTCGATTAATTGCCGTGGCGTGATCGGTACGAGTAAATCGTCCCAGTATTTACCCAGACCCTTAGAGTAAGGGGTAGCTGACAGCCCTATGAATGGCACGTTGTCATACCTGGTCATAAAGCCGTCTACCAGACCCTTGTACATCGTGTGGCATTCATCGACTATCGCCAGGCCAAAGTTTAGATGCTTTCTTCGTACCGCTGTCTGAATAGATGCGATCTGTATCATTTTGTTAGGGTCGTACCTGGGGTCATCCCCTTGCATTACGCTAAAGTCAGCGCCAAGCCGCTCAAACGTCTCAACCGTCTGGCCTACGAGCTTGACCCTGTCGCAGAAGAAGATACTTCTAACGCCGTTCTCTGCCGCCCTCATCATGATAAACGCAGCTATCATTGTCTTACCCATAGAGCAGGGAGCAGCTAACAAAGGACGCTTATTGCCTTTCCTAAGTGACTGCCTAATTTGCTCTACGGCAGAATCTTGGTGAGGTCTTAACTCAATCATGCTGCTTGATCTGTGTTACGCCGATTTGCTCTTCAAGCGTGTCACGAGCTATCTGCTCTGCTTCTGACTGTAGAATGGTAGTCTTGGACGCATTCCATAGCCTTAGCTGAACTTGAGCAGCCTCGGCTTTATAATGGTCTGTGATGTACCATCCACGGTATTTTTCTATCGCGGCCTTATCAGTTGTTGCATAACCAAAGCGCTGACCATTTCTCGTTAACATCCACATTAGAAGTCCTCCCTACGAACGCCGTTGTAGTCATACATATCTAGTGGCGGTACATCGTTAAGGTCTGTGTACCTATTCCAGATTTTAGAATCTAGGTCATCCATGATTTCGCGCTTAGCGATGTCATAGAACTTTTCGTACTTAATGAAGAAGTCATCATGCGTGATCTCGCCAGCAAATGCTTTTGCCATGTCAACATGGAACTGCTGACAGTCAGCTTCTGAGCTGTCGCAAAACATCATCTCTTGCAATTCGTAAGGGGTTTCCTCAGTCCAGGCAATGACGAGTGCGTTAGCTGCTGCGTCGGTTGCTTCTACACATCGGTTTTTGGGGTCTATCAGGTCGTCCAGATTTTCGTCAATCGCGTCAATTAAAGTCATGTCGTTCTCCTTTGGTTGGGATAATACTGCCTACCAAAAATACAGGAGTCAACAAATTTTGTTTACTTGTTATATCATTTTGTATCAACAATTCGCTCTCTACCAATCGCCTGTTCAGTGGCGTGACACTTAGGACAGTACCAACACACCCTATATTTGACCATCGCTCCATCTGTTACCCGCTCTTGGAAGCCTATGACTTCCCCCATAACGTCACCACACTTACAAGGCTTTTCTGATAAGTCGTCCATTTTGATCTCCAAATTACAGGCACAAGCGCCCATTTTCCCCCGCAAACACACCCACGGCATTAGGTGTCCTAGCGCTCCAAAACGGAAAGTCCGAAGACTTGGTACTCATTGCAACGATCCACAGTGGTGAACCGCTCCCCCGCCAGACTTAACTGGAAGTTATTTCAATGCCTAGCTCGCGACCTGGTTGTGTGTGTTTGCGGTTACCTGTTGACATGGGCGAGTCAGCGCAGGTTGTTAGGTCACTTGCTTCTCACATTTCTGCGGCTAATTTAAGGGTCAGCTACCCATGAGCCAGAGTACGTCAGGCTTTGCCACACGGACGGTATAGGACTTGGTAGGATATTACAGGATGGTGTAGAATATCCCTTGTCGGGTTTCTACTTCTCCTTAGTCAAGTCAGAATTTAGGGCTGCTAACCCACCGACAAGTTAAGGATAGTCCCCTTGAGTTAGTTTTGCAAGCCCTGACACGATGTGAATCGCTCGGGGCTTTTTTTTATCTTGTACAGGGACAAAACAAAACAAAAATAATTAGTTTTGCCTCCTAGAAACTTCTTGCAGTTGGTAATCATATTCGGTAGATTAGTCTACTCAAGGAGATTACTAATGAAGCAATCAGAACAAATAAACGAACTAGCTGCGGCACTCGCCAAGGCTCAAGCAGTCATGCCAAAGGCCAAAATGTCTGGTGTTAATAGTCGGTTCGCTGACAAGGCAACTGGCAAGACTGGCGCTTACGCAACCCTCGATGATATCCGTGACGCAGTTAAAGACACCCTCACTGCCAATGGCATCAGCTACACGCAACATCCTTATTCGATCAATGGAGAGGTCGGCGTAGAAACTATGCTGATCCACTCTAGCGGTCAATGGATGCGCTCACGTTTTGGTGTTCCCTCTTCTAAGCATGACCCTCAAGCCTACGGATCACTCCTGACTTACGTTCGCAAATTCGCCCTGGCGGCTGCTGCTGGAGTAAGTACTCAGGAAGATACAGACGCAGACGAAGTGTCACATGAGTCGCCATCTCCTACGATCAGCGCCGAACAAGTAGGTAAAATCCAGAACCTGTTGGCAGCCAAGAAGATAGATGAAAAGCGCATTCTCAAGTGGAAAAACATTGAGAACCTTACTCAGCTTCGCGTGACAGACTTTGATGCTGCCTGTGAAATCATAGCGAAAGCAAAATGACCGATCAGATAAAGTGCCGAGCTTGCGCGGAGAGAAAAGCGTCATTAGACACCATGTGTAAGAACTGTCTAAGGCTCTATCGTTTACTTAACAGCTTATGGAAACCAAATGCGAATATCGAAGGCTATACAGGGTACGACCGATTGGCTCATCCAACGCATTGGTGTCGTGACAGCGAGTAACTTCTCTAAGGTATTTACTACCGCAGGGAAGCTGTCTACAAGCCGGGACGGACTAATCAATCAATTGATTGCCGAGAACCTGCTTCAGAAGCCGACAGAGACGTTTAAATCGGACGCGATGCAAAGAGGCAACGACCTGGAGCCAGAGGCTAGAGCTTTAGCAGAATTGATGCTAGGCGTAGACATAGAAGAATATGGTCTGATTAAAATGGACGACTATGAGATAGGCTGCTCCTCTGACGGTTTGTGGGATGACACAGGCATCGAGATAAAATGTCCCAATGCCAGTACGCATATTGCATACCTACGAAAAGGAAAGTTGCCAACAATTTATACCCAGCAAGTACAGGGAACGATGCTTGTTTTGGACTTATCCGAATACTGGTTTCTCTCATACCATCCTGACTTAGAGCCACTTCTAATTAAGGTAAAGAGAGACGACAAACTGTTAAACCTGGCAGAACCCTTGTTAATTGAGACTGCTACTATCATTCAATCCGAAACCGAAAAACTGAGGAAATAACATGGAATACGATAACAATAACCGTGGCGCACTTTGGAAGAACGACAAGCGAACCACTGAGAAGCATCCGCAACTGCGTGGAAGCGCCGAGATCAATGGCGTTGAATACTGGGTCTCTGCTTGGACATCAAACGAAGGCGGGAAGAAGCCACTGGTGAGCCTTTCATTCCAGGTTAAAGACGAGATACCTACCGCTGCTGCGCCAGTTGTGGTTTCTAACGAAGTAGACTTTGATGACGACCTTCCATTCTGATGTACAAGTTTAACTTCGGCAAATCACTGAAAATCGCTCAGGAGATCAACGGCATTAAGTCTGTTGATCTTGCGAAGCGATTTGATGTGCGAAAGCAGCATATCTCGCGATGGAGGCACATGGAAGACGCGCCTCTGTCGCTGGTCTGCAAAGTTGCTACTGAATTACAGCTTAGTCCTATAGAGTTCTTGCGACTAGGAGTCAACAATGCAGACATTTGACGATCTTGAGGCAGCGTTAGAGGAAGCCAAGTATTGCGCAGTAGAAGAGCGTTTTAAATACTATGTATTTCAAAGAGACAATAGATATGTTGTGCGTAAGAAACACAGCTCTGTACGCTTCCAGACTCCGCATATCGAAGTGGGATTTAAATACGCTACGCTAGGCAGACCGCCTGATGTTTAATAACCACAAGCGCCCAAGGCATTACGCTGCTGAGATCCTTGATCTTAAGACAGTAGAAGAGCGAAGGGCTGCTCTAAACCAAGTACCTACAGAGCAACGAGAACGAGTTGAACTATATGTCAGGAACGAATTCGAGCGCAGGAAATACTCTCGCAGAGCTTGAGAAGATCACCAGAGAATACTCTGAGGCTGAGGCTAACAGAATGTATCTTATGGAGTTCCGTAAGTCGAAAAAGGCTATACTTATGGCAGAGGCAGAAAGGACTAACCCTTCTATGCCAATAGCTAAACAAGAGCGTTACGCCTATTCGCATCCTGAGTACCTACAATTGCTTGAAGGTCTCAAGGTAGCAATAGAGCAAGCAGTAATGCTTAAACATAAGATACAAGTATTTAATATGAGGTTTGAGCAATGGAGATCAACTCAGGCAACGACAAGAGCAGAGATGAATCTAAGATAACGTGGGAAAAGCCAAGAGATATTCGACAGCTAGAAAAGCTCGTACCAGTTACCAAGCGTCAATTCTCTCTGGAACTCCTATCAATGCGTTTCAATCAGTTTGATAATGAGACACAAAGACGAGCGCTGAAGGTTATGGACGCGCTAAGGACAGGTTACTTTTGCCGACTCTAGCTCAGGTAAGAAAGAAATGCTTAGTGGCTATCCAGTTATTAGCCAGGATCTCTTCTGCTGATGAATACGGCTATGTAGAGTGTGTCAGTTGTGGAGTGGTTAAGCATTATCGGGATGGGATGCATGGCGGTCACTACATAGCAAAAGGCAAAGGAGGCACTCACCATCTCGCGTTAGAGATAGAGAACATCCATCCCCAATGCGCAGGATGCAATCTACAGATGGGTAAGGGCGCAGGGACTGTTGCTCATAATTATCAGAAGTGGATGTATGACTACTATGGTAAAGACTATGTAGACGATATGGTCAGCCGTCCTAATATCGTAAAGAAGATATCCCTCCCAGAGTACGAAGACATATTGTCTCAGCTTCAAGAGCAGATTAAATACCATGAGAGTAGGATCAGCTAATGCAAGTAATCCTGAGCGAAGCAGAGCTAGAACAATGCAAAAACGCAGCAGCTAGAAGGACAAACTATGCAAGGTCTACCAATATAAAGAATCAAAGGTTTGCAAAGGATCAATCAGATCTAAGCGTGGACTATATAGGAATGGTTGGCGAGCTGGCTGTAGCGAAAGTATTAGGCTTAGAAATGGACTTTGATAAAGTAGGCGTAGATTATGGTATTGATTTTATCTATGGCGATCTTAAAGTTGATGTAAAAACCAGATCACACCCTAAGACCGAGCTAATATTCAAATCCATGAAAGCCTTTAAAGCTCAAGTAGCTGTAGTAGCCAAATTTAAGCCTGAAAACTGTGTTGAGATATTGGGCTGCATTAGCCGCAAAAAATTTAGAAAACACGAAAGACCTACAGTTTATGAGTGTATTGGCGTACCAAAAGAGCTTTTGTCTCCAATAGAAACGCTTATAAATTACAAAGAGGATAACTCATGAAATCCACTGACTACCAAGTAGCTGGCGATCACTACAAGAAGATGAAGATTCAGCCAATAGAATACATCATGGCGAATCAGCTA